CCAAGCAAATATATTGTTGTTGTCTTTGTTGTGTCGTACAAATATAAGCCAAGGGATGTTATGTCATACGGTATTGTCAATTCTGTATAATCGTCGGATGGAGTCATGTTGTTTATAAGCACAACAATGCTATCATCACTCTTTTTTCTTCCCAACAGATTGCATTTATTTCCATAACAACGTACATGGATTTTTTCGTTTTCGGAATAATTGTGGATATATAATTGAGAATTTGAGCTAACACCTGCCAACGAAAAAGATGTAATGCAAGCATCTGCAGTATTCGTTGTCTTTTTTGAAACGCTTTCTATAGTATTTGTGACCTTGGAATTTATTGTTAATGTTGCATCATAGTCACTTGGGGAAATATCAGTATTCCTTCCGCTTTTTGCAAACACAACAATAATTGCATCTACACCGGACGGAATCGTTACCGTTGTTTCCGTTGTAATCCAAGAAGAGTCTGCAATCAGAGAGCCGTTCGCAAATTTGCCCCATAGCATTTCAGCCGCATTTTCACCCGGCACAAAATGGAAACTATATCCCGGGCAAACATGGATAAATCCCGCATTTCTAATCCGTTTGCTATTATTAATCCATTTCCCTGGAGCAGTTGAACTGTTGGAATATGAACCTTGAATAATGGCAGAAGAAGGAAGCGTATATTCCACTTCATCTATAACGATAAAAGCACTCTTTAAGTCACTAATTTCATCACCGGTTTTTTTGCTATCTGCGGCTTTGCCAGCAATGGAAAGAGTAGTGTCAGTCTCAAAAGTAGCTGCTGCTGTCTCTGCTGCCTCCTGTGCATCTTCGGCTTTTCCTTGCGCTGTTTCAGCAGCGGTTTGCGCTGCCTCTGCGAGTCCTTGTGCTGTCTCGGCTGCTGTCTGTGCGTTGCCTGCACTTGTTGCACTTCCAGAAGCTAATCCGGAATAATACTTCGCATTGTTGTGGTACTGAATTGTACTCGGACTAACGTCTGTTCCGTTCATCGTACCAACAGCCCATGCTTCTGCCAGGAATTTATTCACGCTGGAAGTTGTTGCACTGTTAGAGGCGTTAGTTGCATATGTGCTTGCATTGCTTGCTGCTGTAGAGGCTGTAGCTGCATCATCGTGCGCTCTTGCAGAAGAGGCCAGAGCTTCGTCTCTTGCGCCGGCTGCAATGCTTGCAGAATCGGCAGCACTATCAGCAGAAGCACCGGCAGAAGAAGCACTACCGGAGGCAATGCCTGCGTCACCGCTTGCAGACGTTGCAGCAGCTTCAGCGGCATCTTGTGCAGCTTCGGCTTTGCCCTGTGCAGTCTCTGCGGCAGTCTTTGCGTTTGAAGCAGAACTTGCATAACCCATAGCAGAACTCTTTGCAGAAGTTGCTGTGCTTGCGGATGAAGCAGCAGATTCAGCATAATACTTTGAGTTGTTGTGATATGCAGGATCGGTGCTTGGTACATCAGTTCCGTCAATCGTTCCGATTGCGTATGCTTCGCTTCGATCAGTCAGCTCATCAAGAGCATCAAGAGCTTCTTTGATTCCGTCATAGATTACGCCGTCAGTTTCGTCAAGAATGTCTTTATCCGTCTTGATCTGGAGGCGGCCTCTGTACTCATCAGAGTCAGAGAACACAATGCTGTCAATTCCGTTGCCCTTGAGGTTCTCAAACTTGAACGTAATAGTTCTGTCTTCAGCAGGAGGATCATCTTCATTTGAGTCATGAATGGTAACGTCTACTACTCCATACTGGTTAGCATCGTCATCATCTACATCAACTTCCTTGAAAGCATATGTCTCAAGCGTTTCAGATACTGCCTGCATATCAGCAACAGCATCAAGAACCTGGTCAACAAGGTTTTCTGTTACTTCGCCGATATTGTCAGCTTCTTCGTAATCTGTTCCGTCAAGGATTTCGCCGCAGGAACACCACACCGTAGGAATAACAACCGTTGTGTTGGCACCATATACGCCGATAATCAGATTGACTCCTGCTGTAGCAAGGCACTCAACCGGAACAGTAATCTGATTGTTCTCATTGACAAGAACAGTCTTTGTGATATTGCCGGCTCTGCAAACTGCCGTCTTGCCTAACGTGTTCCATTCAGGGGAGAACGTAAACTTTACAACCGGCACATTAGTCATGCCAGCAGTCAAGGTCACGCCCTGAACTAACGTAGCGTCAGCTTGCGATACTGCAATTTTAATCGTTGGTGTTGTCATTTACTCACCTCACAAAATTTCCGGCGGTACTTCACCGGTTCGTGCTATTGCTCTTTGCATTGCTCCATTGCCGCTGCCTGTCGGTATCTCCATCTGTGGCTCTACTTGCTCTGCCATCTCACCGTTTCCCATATCAGTGGGTGGAAGTGGGGGAGCAGCACCGCCAGGAACAATAGGAGCAGACAATCCCTGTGCATCTTCTCTTGCTCTGACTGCTGCAAGAAGTTCTCCCTTCTTCGGCATGAAGTCTTCCGGAAGTCTGTCAAGATATTCAGAAGCAAGGATTCTGCCATTCATCAGCAGATTGTCCATAGTCTGAATTGCAGCCGTTTCACTCCAGTATGTAGAAGCACCAACGTCAAGCTTCAAAGTGAACGGATGTTCTGCAAGCTGCGAGAAGTCAAACATCACCTGAACAGTTTCAGGAACAGGCTGTCCTGCAAATCTGTAGGCATCAGCCTCCATTGCTGTGGGAGGAACAAGAACAGGACGTACACCGTAGTTTGCTGTCATCAGGTCAAGATCAATTCTGAACGAGTCCTCAATGCAGTCATACAGATTGTGCTTCGTCATCTCATGCGGAGTATTAGAAGCTCTCTGCAATGCGATAATTGCCGAAGTGTTGTCCGGCCTTGTATCGCCCATTGCTACATCTGTAGCACCCATGTTCTGCTCTGCCATCTTTACGGCAAGCTCAAGCAACTGGAACACTTGCGGCTGCACCGGAGCGGGATCAATATTCTTTGCTACATTGTCTACATTCCCTGTAACAGGAATTGCAGAGCCAACTGCGTTATCCCATCTGCCTATCCTTGTCTTGTCATAGATAACCTTGCCGAAAGCAGAACGCATAAATGAAAGCTGAATCATCGCCCACATCTTATTGACAAATATCTGGTTCGGTATCAGGCCTGTAATCATTGCCTCCCCATGATAGCTGTCTTTGATAATATCCCAGTTCAGCCAGGATATAGGATAAAGCTTGCAGCCTGTATCCCACGGCTCTCTGATTTCGCCCGTCTGCGTTGATTCATACGCCCAGATCGTTTCTGTCTCATCATCACGGTACAGGAGGAGGAGAGTAGTCACTTTGTTATCGCCCATCTGATACGGCTTCTTGTCTACACTCTTGATCTCTTCGTCCGGCTGAATGTCCTGCCAGTCTTTTGATCCGTTTGCTTTCGCACGTTTCTTTGCATCTCTGACAAACTCACGGCTTGAGATAATGATATACGGCTGACTCTGTACATCTCTGTCCTGCGGATTGCCGAAGAATACTCTGTCATTCTCGACAATCTCTTTCTTGATAGCACCCATGATCTCGGTGCCTTCAATCCACATTCCTGTATGTACGTCTGCATCCCAATAAGAATACAAACAGCCGTCACCATCTACTGCGGCATTTCGTGCAACATTCTGAGCCAGCTTCGGAATGTTGTTTCTTTCGCACAGACTCTGAAACTCTGCGTTCACTACTGCAATCATTCTGTCAGCATACTCTTTGTCTTCAATGCCTGCCGCTGCCATCTGAGAGGCAAGAACCGTGATTCTGTCAGACGTGATTGACGAAACAATGAAGCCGATAACTCTTTTCAGGAAGTTGTATACCGGAGTAGGAAGTCCGTTGCTAACAACACCTTCCCACTGCTTGCCTATGAAGAAATCCTCATTCGTTTTGACGATTTTATCAAGGCCGAAGTCATCATTGAAACGCAACCCTTCTTCGTACAAATCCCAGGCTATCTTTACATCAGGCTTGTCTGATTCGCCAAAGAGAAGTAAATCCTTGTCTTTCAATTATCATCACCTTTTTTTGTAACTCCGGGCTGGAAGTTCAGGATATTGTTCAGCCCATCGTTAAAATCTTCTTCGCTCTTTCGTGCAACCTTTGCAGCTTCTGACCATTCTGCCATTGCTTCTCTTGCTGTGTTCATCAAATCATCAAGATCATTTACTTTTGTGCCGATTCCCTGAAGTTCTACTTCATACTCAACGGTCTTTGCGCTGATTCTTGAAATCAGTTCCATGCACTTGTCCATACTGTCATCAAGTTCTGCAAGGCTTCTTTCATTCTGCGCTGAATGAAGATGAATCTTCATGTCCAGTCTCTTGATTGATGTGTACAGGAACCAAAATGCACCAAGTCCGGCAATGGCAAAAATACCAAGTGTGTAATAAATAATCTCCATGTTTCTCCTTACTTGAACAGTTCAGCAGTTTCTTCTGACTGTTTGATCGTTATCCTCCTGTCCGGTTTCTCTGCTGCCTTTTCGGAATAACCGCCGTTCTCCGGCATGGCAAGAGCATTTTTACATCCTTGAGCGCACTTTGGGTCTATTACCATCTTCCTAACCAATGCACTCTCTCGTTTGTCTTTGGCATAATCCAATATCTCCTGGTATTCATATGCCTTGTCTCCTGTGATTTCCGGATCACACAAGTCTGCAATGTCCTGTTTTGTTACCTTCAGGTATATACGCATCCCTGCATAGTCTGCGAATACTCTCTTCTCTTCGCACTCCTGAAAGTAATCGTCTATCTTATTCCTAAACACTTTCGGATCACTGTATGTCGGTTTTCTTCCTCTTGTCTCAGGCTTTTTTGCTTCTGCCATCGTTTCCCTTTCTCAGCTTGCAAGATAGCTGGCTGTAGGCTCACCGCCTGTCATGTATGTCTCATAGTTCTCTTGTTTGTCAAAGAAGTCATCTTCTTCTACTTCCTCAACGGGTTTCTCAGCTTTCCTAACTCGGCTGATTATGTAGTACCTACACATATCCGGATTATGTGTTATTTCATGCGGCTCTTTCGCACAGTCATTAAGATTCTTCTCGTCTGCCTGTATATCCTTTAAGTCGGATATTACTTTCTCGCACGTATTGAACACCATGAATCCCGGCAGTGTTTCCGGTGCTTCTCCGTTCCTTGCAGCATACACGTTCCGTACATAACTGTCTTTCAGCGCAATAGGAGTCATTGCTTCTTTCATCAGCATATGGCCTTGTATCCTGTTCCTGTCCGCACTTATCATGTCGATTCCTGCGTTCAGAAATGTCTCGGCTATCATTCGCCCTGAATCTTTCGCTCTGCTCCATAAATCCCACGGTGCATAAGTCGCAGCTATGTGTTCATTCGGCAGCGTATGATCTTTGATCGCCTGTGCAGCTTTTGAAGCTATCAGCTCTCTCTCTTCATACGCCCTGTACAGCCAATGCCTGCCGTCTTCATCAACAGCCCACCAGCCAACAGCAAGGCGGTCAAGACCATAGTCAAAGCTTCGGTATCGTACCCAGTGTTCCGGCACCTTGAACGGATCACAAGTATGTACTCCGGAAGTGAACTCTTTGAAATAATTGCCGCCCAGAATGTTCCAGTCACCATAACGGTACGCCCTCATCAAGTCAGGAGGCATATTCGCAAGGTTTCTGAGATATGCCGGCGATTTCTTCAGCATCACCTGGTTATCGTCTACCGTTGCAAAGATGAATGAGTAATCATCCGGATTTTCGTTCTCTTCAGGATTCGCACAGTTCGTCTTGTACTGCCTGTCCACAAAAAGCCTTTTGACCCAGCGGTGTCCGACCCCTCCGGGGTTGGTAGTTAAGTAAAAGCGTTTAGGTATGTCATTCGTACCTCGCAGACAGCCTCCAAGAAAGTTGAACGCACGTTCTGAAAACTGAGTTGCCTCATCCATGAATATCCAGTCATACTCAAGTCCGTTATACTCGTCCTCTGACTGCTCACCAACCCAATGTCCGAATTTGATCGTTGACGGCTGCTTGCCATCTCCTAAATCAAACGTCAGTATCTTGTCTCTATCGTTATACGTGCATATCTGCAACGGTGCTACCAACGCCTTGATCGGATTAATGTGGTTCTGCTGTAACTCCGGATAATGCGCTCGCATAATCAGTATCTTTATCCCCGGATACTGTAATGCTCCTCCTACAGCCTTGTGCTGTACAAACCATGTCTTGCCGCCGCCTTTAGCTCCACCGTAGGCCGTGTATAACGTCCGTGCTAAAAACGCTTGCCTCTGTTTCTCATTCGGCGTTCCTAACTCCCACGTTATCTCTCCACTGTTTCCTCGGTTACTACCAAGTCTGGCGATACGGCACCACCTCTCTCTAAAAGGTTTTTCACTGTTTTATTATTTTTCCTGCGCTATTTTCAGAAAGGGGATACGCCCCTTTTTCCGTACCCCCCTTAGAGATTCTCACTCCGCTGTTTGTTCCATCCCAATGAGAGTGTCTCACTCGTCACAACAGCCCTGGGGAAGTATTGAAGGAGAAAACCGCACATGAGAAACCTACGTGTCAAGTAATTATACTTGTCATGTGTTTATTATATGCACATTCTTCCCATTTTGTCAAGTAAATTCACTTGACGTCTTGAAAGCTCTGCGTTAACACATGGGAAATATATATATATACATATCATTCGACCCCACCCACTTTTTCCGGTACCCCGGGTTCCGGGATCACCAACCACACTTGAAGAGAGAGAAAAACACCACACCACGCCAGGCCGCCTCCTTAAAGCCCCTGGAGCAGCAGGCAGCAGCTTTATGGGGGATAATATCGTTCAACATATATTATGCGAGATTTTTATGTGCCTTCTCCGTATGATAGAAGCTTAGTTATAATGCTGTCGATATGATAAAGGCAAAAACAAAGCCTGATCCGTTATCTGTCCGTCACTGGCAAACACCAGAGAAGCAGAACAGTCAGCCGGAGCAGGCGAAAAGCAGAATAGTTAAACAACTCTAATCAACGTTGCAAATGCAACGAGGCGAGAAAATCAAAACGAAGGTCTTGACCTCTTTATATCATAACGAGTATATAACGAGTAAAGTAATATATAAGCTATACAAAGCAGCAGGCGGCGAAAGAATAACGAGAATAATATATATAATATAAATAATAACCGGATACATTTTAAAAACGCTGCGAAACGAGGCCAGCGACGGCGATCAGTAACGAGATAAACGAGAAAAAATATATATATAATAGTCCAGAAAAAGACATAAAAAAAGAGAGGTAAATTCTACCTCTCAATTTTATTTATTCTGTTTCATTTTTAATTCGTTCCGGCGCTGCCGCTCTGGCTCTTCCTGTATTCTTCCATGAAATCGTCTACGGCTTTTCTCATGATCTGCGAAGGCGTAACGCCTGAAGCTCTGCAAGCTTCTTTTATTTCTTCTGCATAAGATCGCCGGAGCCGTATAGCTAAGTTACACATATTCTGACGATCCCATTTATAGTTGCTTTTCTTCTTAGCTTCAGATATAGCCATATTTCTATTTTCCTTCCTTGTGTAATAGCTTATTCATTATATCATGAGGGGACACTATTGCATAGTGTACAAGTTGCACAAAAACAGGCACGATAAAACAGTGCAATTTTGTGTACTTTTCCGATATTGACCGCACGATTGAATCGTGCTTATAATATAAGCGTCGAAAGGAAAACCGCCGAGCCTGAGATACAGGACGGCAGGCCTAAAGGCCGGAAAGGAAAATAAAATGGCAAAGAACTTCAGCAGCGCAGCAGATAAAAAAGACGTATATCAGGACGTGACAAACCGCATTATTGCAGAACTTGAGAAGGGGAAAATCCCTTGGCTCAAGCCGTGGAGTGTGACGGGCGGCCTTGCAAAGAGCTACAGCACCGGAAAGGCTTACAGTCTGGTTAATCAGTGCCTGCTTGGCTGGCATGGTGAATATGTTACCTATCCTGAAGCTGCAAAAATGGGCGGTCATGTAAAGAAGGGCGAGAAGGGAACTCAGATCATTTCATGGGCAAAGATTGA